GTAATCTCTAACGGTTTCGATGATAAAATCAGCCTCACCTTTTGTTTCTGGGAATTGGTCGAGTAGATCAGTGTAACAGTCCCAGAGACAACGAGACAGTAAAGAAACTGGTACCAGAGGATCCCCCACCAAAGGTTCGTCCAGTACGATAAGGTAGTGTATCGCCACGTGGGCAAGTCTTTCAATGAACTCTTTTGAGTCAATGACACTCACCTCCATAAGCGATCAGTATGTCCTAAGCCTCGATGGTACGATTTGCCAACGAGATTTCAAAGACAAGTATCTTACCCTCTGGTTTCTGCTTTACCTGTTTGTCGGCGGTTTCGATATTCCTGAGAGGCAGGAAACAGAAAATGAAGCCCTGCTCTGTAACCAGAATACAGTCAACCATCTCCCCCCTCCTTTTATTGATCTCCTCGTTAAGCTAGGCGTGAAGTATGAATTTGGATTATGCGAACTATTAAATACACCTAGCCTAACCAAAAGATCAACCGTACATTTCTTGCTGTATAGAGTGCAAATTACAAATCCAGTATAAATCTACTATCTTATGGCTCTCAGGAGCCTCGTACACAATGAAATCCTGCCCCTCCTCCTCCTTAACCCTTTTGGCGTTACACCACCTGCAATCAGTAAACTCCCGCCATCTTTTATCTAACCCTCTTTCCTTTAGGTTTGTCATATCACGTGGAGTCGGGGAACGGGTTAGGGCTTGTTTTAACCCAGTCTGGTGTTGCACAGTACTTAGTTTTGGGTGCTAGATAAATGAGTTTTTCGACATCAGCCTCACTTATATGATATTGTTTATAGTCCCATTTTTTACCGTTGCCGTAGGTTACAAGCCTATCTTTTTCATTGGTTTCTATTGTGTAGTCGTTAGGATTTTTAGTATGAAGAATACCAACAATGCGGCCTTTCCTTCCCCTTACGACTACCACACTATCCATAGTATATTTCGCTGGGTAAACAGGGGTGTAGTCAATTTCATAGGTTATTTTTTTACCTGCGTTAGTGTTTGTCATTTGATGCTTTGTTTTCCTGCCTTAGCTGCTGCCAGATGTTTCCATAGATTCCGCCATTCAAACCTTCTCTGCCGTAGAGCTATTTTACCCGTAGTTTTTCTTCTGGACATTTAATACTCTTCTTACTTCTCTAACAAGATCAACAGCACCCTCAGACCGATCGATGACAAATACATCAGTGCTGTCAACGCCAATAGACCTAAAATAATCGCCAAGGTCAGCAGGTACCGAAGAAATTGTTCTTTCTGCTTCTTTTGCCCCCACAATATAAATTGTACACCTTATAAGCTAGGTGTTGCTAGTCCAACCATTTATGGAGAAGCTCGTAACAGCGAGTGGCAAATCTGAGGATGAGCATTCTGAGGTTATACATATTACCAACAATCAACGATTCCTACATTACACACAGTCCAGTGGCTCCAGCCGCCAGCCAAATATTTATTGTTGTAAGCATAAGCAACATTCTCGGCGGGGTTGTAAATGGGGATTCCGTGAAGCTGGAATAGTCCGTGATCGTTTGTGGAACTTACGGCATTGGGATTACAACCGCTTTCTGCATACATTACTGCCATTGCTACGTTTATATCCCAACCATATTGAGCTACCAATGGCTTATATTGTTCGCACCCAATGGGATAATTTACTGCTTGTCGTATGGTGGGGATTTGAGTCTGGGTAGCAGCCCTTTTAGCCTTGGCTGAGGAAGCCTTAACTATCTTGAGTTTTTGGACATCCTGCTTTAGGTCTTTCAACTCTTGCTCTAACTTTTGTATAGCTCTCTCTTGCGTTCTCTGTTTACTCTCAGCGTCTTCCTTGAATATCAGAGCAAAAAGTAGCAGGAAGATCACCAGCAAGAGGATAAAAAATCTCCTACTGGTTTTGTCCCCGATACTAATCGAGGTTTGTTCCTTTCATCATAGTGCCTCCTTTACGGATTAATTATGATTAACGGGTTCGGTAGGAAAGCGGTACTTAAGTTTTTCCTAGAGAGTCTGCCCGAACTCTCACACTGAGGGTGAAACTGCCACATTTTCGTATTTATTTAATTGTTTTTGTACCGCTTCCCAACTAAACCTATTATATGTACACGGTGCAGGATACCGTTGCCAATATCCTGCGTCCTATACACCAGTATTATTAAGCCTTGCGTACTCTCTAAAATATTTTGTGGCCGCCGTATTATATGATTTTGCAGCGTCTTTTTTATCCAAAAAGCGGCCTAAGTGTTTTTTGTGTTGGTTTACCCCTATTTTTGCTTCCCATCTTTTATCTTTTCTACTCCAAATAACACCCTTATATCCCGAAGTGTTGTCTTTTCGTTTTTTTGTATTGCTTTTATTCTGGCTACGAGTAGCAGTTCTTAAATTGCTTTTTCTGTTATCTAATTTATTCAAATTTATATGGTCAATCTGTTTATTTGTAAGATCTGTTCCGTAAGATTCCAGTAGAAATCTAGCTAAAGAAATATATGTGTAGGTAGCTTTTTTATTTTCATTTTTAATATATTGGCTTTTACCTGCATATCCATAAGTACTTACACACCATTTTAAATTATTAAGGTACTCAAAATCCTCATCATCTACAAGTGTATACTTATCCTTATTTAAACTTATTGTTTTCATACTTGGTGTAAATCGCAAGATACCCTTAGATATCCTGCGATACACATCAGGGTTCACATCTGGACAAGAGTGAACTCTTTTTACCACCCTTCATTATACAGTAATAGTAAAGAACAGTGTCAAGCAAATAATTAAAGTGAATATTCCTCCGACTAGGAAACCGCCCATAAAGTTCATTCCAATCCCTCCATTAAAGCCTCGGTGGCTTCTTGGATTGCTTGGTTATATCCTTTTCTTAAAGCATAAAGCGGATTTTCAAGTTCTAAATCTTTAGGTATATCTTCAGGCATTTTAGCTTTTATGTGTTGTTTGAACACAGCCATTATTTCATCGGTTGGCATAGGGTTTAACCCTTCCTCTCGGTGTACCCAGCGATAAAGTATTTCTATTATCTTACCTTCAAGTAGTTTACTGTTTTTCATGCTTACCTTCTACTATAGGTATTTCATCAAAAATTATTCCATCAACCTCACAAATAAATTGTAAATATTCCTTATAAACATTTAAGTGTGGTCTTTTTCTACTGGCAGTTACAACCCTTGTCACATATTTTGCATAATGACTATGATTATCTTTCATACTCTACCTTTCACTCCTTTGGTTGAATTAGATTCAGCTAAACACTTCTCACATTGCATTGCTTCGTGCTCACGACAGAGAGATAAGTTACATTCCTCTTCGGTTGGTTCTTCCTCTTTGATGGTGTGTTTGGAAAGAATTTCCTCTATCCGAGGAGGCCATAATGCCGCCTGCTCCTTGAAACCCTCCTCAAGAATTTTTCTTAAAAACTTAGTTTTATTCAGCCTAATGATTTCTTGTTTCATACCAAATCCTCACTAAGTGATTTACTGTTCTTCATTCCTTCTCCTTCTGTTCTAGGGATTGTAATTTTTCTGAAAGGTGTCTAAAAACATCAATAGATATTTTGCTTTTTATACCTAAAGGTAAAATTATATCTTTAACTTCCTTCAAAACCTCATCCCTCCCAGCTTGGTGGGCTTTTGCTTCTACTTTTGAGATAAAGGATTTTATTGTTTCTGGCAAATATCCTTTTTTCCAGAAGCGTCCATTACTCAATGGATCAGGGTCTTCATAAGTAAAATTTTCCTCAAACTCTTTTTCCCACTTTTCTTTATCTACAGTTGTCTTATTCATTTCTTTTTCCTCCACTTTCTTTCCACCCAGATTTGAAAGATTAATTTTCCTAGAACTAAATTTAGTAGGCGATGATGGTAAGTTATCGGTATTTTAATGTTTGGTTTGGTTGTTGTGTATGCGGTCATATTAATCTTTCCTGTCCAACCGCCTGATATAATTCCTTTTTCCTGCCTTCCCGTGGAAAGTTCAAGGGTACATTGTGGTAGTAGAAATCCATCGGCTCATCATAGTTATATTTCTTTAGCACTCTGTGTCCCTTGAGCCACTCTGTAGGGGTTTTAGAGAGTACGTAGCCATATCTATCGGGAAATGCTACTTCTACAGTTACGCCCTCCTTCAGAGCCTTACGGAGCAACTTACCATTTATGCTAAACTGAGGGTGTTTACCAGGCTGTAGGTGCATCTTAAATATATTTAATCTAAACCTATCGCCCATATCCAAGAACTTCTGTCCCCACACAGACTTAATCATTTTATTCTTTGCTTGGCTTTGGCTTTCCAAGCTAAGTAACCAGGCATATCACCGTAAGCTACGTCCATCCATTGCCAGATATGCATACTTTCAAAAGCAGTAACTGGGTCCATCCCCTCGGCTCTGGCCGCCGCTGAGAATACTCCTAGTCCTTTAATGAACTCTTTTACATTCCAGTCCAATCTAGTCATCGGAGCATCTTCAACAGTTTCCTTGTCATTTTCCAGCTCATCAGGAAAAACCTCTTTGGCTTCCTCATCATTTGCTTTGGTTCTGTCTTGCATTTCCTCATAACTAGGCTCGTTAGCTGCTGGTGCTGTCTGTTTACACCCAGTTGTAGGGCATACGTAGAAAGCGTCATACGCACGACCTGTGCGTTTTGACACACCGGCCGGAACTAATTTAAGCAGTTTATCGTGATCTGGACATTTAAGCATTTTCGTACTCCTTTTTTACTTCATTTTTATATCCGCAGTCTAAGCATTCCCTAATTGGGTGGTGGCAACTACCCATCAGGATAACTTCATTATTGGGATAATAATCACAAACAGAACATCGAACATTTTTATGTTCACACTTTGATGTCATATTCCTCCTTTATTTCTTTTATAATATCGGCAGGTTTCATTTTAGAATACTTGTCTTGACCCATAACCGCCGTGCTGCCGTGATAATCTTTCCAAGCGGTTATTTTATCTACATACTTGCGTATTCTATAGCGTCTGGCTGCTTTGGTGGGGTCATCCTCATCCTTATATTTTCTGATATAGTCAGCATTAGCATTCATCTTCTCTACTTCCTCTGGTGTGTGTTCGTAGTGAGGATTTATATCACCTGTAAATATTTTGTTCATTTTTTTTTAATTTCTACAATTCCTCGGTTTACGGCATATTTTAAAATACTCGCTACATAATAAAGGGCTTTGCCACCAAACGAGGCAGCTTTTTGATCACCCCATTTAGCTTGAATAAGCTGAGCAGTTCTTATGTCACCATTTAACCAAGCAAGTACCAAATCTATATCTTCATCAGTATAAGTATAACGGTACCACTGTATTATTTTTACTTGTTTTGCTTTTTCCAATAAACTAAGCATCTGATACACTCCTTCGATACTCTACGTCTGCTTCAACCTGCTGTTCAGGCGGTACGTCATCAAATAGATCAGGGTAGAGTTTACGCTGCATATTCATTGCTTTGAAATACTCTTTGATCCCCTTTTGCTGTAAGGTCTTGAAGCGGGACAATCTAAGTTCTAAATCTAAAATGCTACGTTCTAGGTTTTTCATTACTCGGTGTTTTCCTCAATAAAGCGTTCTAAACTCTTGGCGGGTATTCTGACACCTTTACGGCTAAACTTAACGCTCTTAATCCTACCCGCTTTTATATACCTATAAATAGTTTGAATATCGACTCTGAGGTAATTGGCTACTTCTTTGGGGCTGTACAATCTATCTTCCATAATCTTTATTATATTATATAATGCTTGTCAATAGTCTGCAACCCTCAGCAGCCAGTCCAAGCCATACAAGTTTAGTGACCCAACCTTTCTTCAAGGCGTTGATCTTCTCCATATTCACCCCCTTTCTAAAGTGAACTTATTGATAACCCCGATAAATGGTGCGATTGGTGCAAAGAACATTTACTTAATATTTATCCTCTCCTAAGAGAACGGTTTATTGATTAGGCTTCCTGTTACTACCCCTATTAAGTAAAAGAATATCCCTAACAAAGAGAGGTTTAGGCCTCCGATTAGGTATGTTGTTACGCCTAAACCCAGTCCTCCTATTACGATTAACAAGCACATTTCGGTTTGGTTCATCAGTAATACTCCTAAACGAGACAATAGCTACAATTATAATTGTTATACTCAAAACAGCTAACCCATAGTTACCCCAAGCAATTGCGACAAATGGAAACCCTGTCAATGTCAGCATAATTGCTGGCAGCATGAGTACTACTGCAATAAATTGACTTATTGTTTTCATTTCCACCCCGCTATAAAGTACCAGTCGTGGCTGTCTACCCAGTCATCTATTGTACAGTGGGTGCTGCCACATTCTCCTTCAAATATACCTACAACAATCGGGTCAATTTCTCTCCTCTGTAGTTTCTTTGTCCCAACTACCAGCATCTTGTCGAAAAGGTTTCGTTTTGTTACCTCTGTTATTTTGTTAATTTCAGATAAGGGTATTAGTTCTTTTCCGTTTGGTTCGTATTGTTCTATTTCTTGAACATCAAATTCCTTATCCTGTTCTCCTAACAATTCACTAAACTTCTGAACTGTTTTAACGGCTATCTTCGGTATACCTAACCTGTGTACCTCTTTCTTATTAGCCAAACGATTAAATCCAGCTTCTTTCAACATATTTACTTCTTTTATTTCTTTTAATGCTAATGGAATCATTATTTTTACACCTCCTTTCAAAGTGAACTTATGATCTCCCCAACCTTCCACGCAGCTAAAGTAATAATAACTGCCGTAAGTAAAAATATGATTAGTGGTTTCATATTAAATCCTCCTCATTATACTTAGCACCACAGTGTTCACAGACTCGTGCTCTTCTGTCTCTTGCAATTGCTACTCTAATTTCACCATATATGTGTGGCGGATCCCCAGCCAACTCACATTTACACTCGTCTATTTTTTCTAAACATCCTCTACAATAAGCTAAACTCATACGCAAACCCCATTTATTATATCCGTACATATCGGCCCGGATATTCCAAACATTAACCAAAGGAACAAGGCTACAATGATTATGGTTAATACCCAAGCAAAGACGTTTAGCTCCTTTTGTTTGTTTAATTGTTTAGCAAAATCCTGTTTCATATTATTTTATCCCTTAAAAACTAAATACTGGCTAGAGATTGGGTGGGACTTACAGTCTTGCGAGTATAAGTCCCCGCAAGACTAAGCAACCCTTTTGCTTTCTTCTTCAAGTTCTTTAGTTAACACCTTGAGTAACTCCACTAACACTAATTTTTCGACATTGGCATTTTTGATTTCCCAACCATTGTTGGTAAGCTCAATTGTTGCTAAGACATTTTTGTTTATCATTTATTCCTTTCTACTCTAACCAGTATTTAACTTTTAAGGTGCTACTAAAAATCCCGCCGGTAAGAGCGGGATCAAAGTTATTGTATCACGCTTACCCGTGTATCTGCCATCGGTACCAAGGCTTATCAGTTACGGGCTGATTTAAGCTTCCCATCTAAAGCACCTTGGCTCCTTCCGATCTGTAGTGTGCTACGTTCTACTGTCTATAATATAGCATAGTATAATAGTCTTGTCAAGCCCCCAGTTTAAACCTAGTTTTATGATATAATTAAAATATGCCAAAAAGAAGAGAACTATCATTAAAAGAAAAGAAGTTTGCTATTGAATACGTCAAGAATAAAGGCAATGGAACAGCGGCCGTAAAAGAAGTGTATGATGTTAAGTCTAACGTAAATGCCGCAGCCCAAGCTTATCAGAAGCTACTGAAACCAGAGATCAAGGAGGAGATAACCAAGATACTAGATGATAATGGACTAGACCAGCAGTTCATAGCCCAGAACCTTAAGCAAGCTATACAGAGTGGTATAGGAGAAAGAGCCAATAATAGTGACGCATTAAGAGGTATAGAGAATCTCATAAAGCTACACAACTTAAATCCAATTAGTAAGAGTGCTAGGTTGAATGTCTCATTAAATAGTGGCTATGACTCTAAGAACTATGATGAACTACTTATAGAACTAAGGAAGAGTAGAGAAACTACTGAGAAACTACTAAAGGATCTAGGATCAGAGGGAGGCTAGTAATAGATCGAGTATAATGGTAATAACACTCGATGATGAGCGTATATATCCGACCCCTATACCACCCCTTTTTATTCTCACTAGTAACGTAGAAGAACCTCACCAATACGGAATATATTTTCAGGTATTAAGACATCTTGACATCTAGATATTAAGATGGTAAGATGTTTGTATGCGAATAAAGTTAAAGTATATCCTTGAGGACTTAATCGAAGAAGTTGATTCTATCGACTGGTCTGATTTTGAAGAAACAATTGAGCTGGAAAGGTTTTACAAAAAACCCCGCAGGTATAGGATACTCGATGAGGAGAATAAAGTACTTACTCGGTTAGTAATCTCAGGGTTAAAATTTTTAGCTACCCAATAATGAAAAGGATAATTGTAAACGTTACCGACGAGCAATACGAGGAAATAAGAAAAATTGCATTTGGGAAAAGGGAATCGATGTCGTCTATTGTGAGAGGACTTCTTACTACTTTGGAACAAGCAACACCGATTGTTAAAAAACTGATGGCGGAAAAGATAAAAACTACATACGAAGAACTGAAAAACGACTCAGCAAAATTAAATCTTTGCCCCCACGGGAAACCTAAGAATCTTTGTAAAGAATGTATATTTAAGAAGAAATGAGAGGAGGTGAACTTTATGTGGAAGGGAATGAAGCATTTATTCTTTTTAGTTAGTGTAGTTATTTTACTTGCCTTGCCGTTGACTGTCAAGGGACAGGGGATAGAGACGGGAGGTTCAGATGGACCTTTTGATCTTTGTATCAATGTTGATGGCGTTCAGGAAGACTATGGTAGCGGCAGTACGGAGTTAATTCAGATAGATGAAGAGGGTAACTGTGCTTTGTTAGAAGAGGTATACCCTGACATTAGGGAGAGACAGGATAATCCCAATTTCGTAGAGCCTGGAGAAGAGCCAAAAGTCAGTACTTGCAATTAGTTGACAAGGGGTGTATTATTAAGGTGTAGTTATGGCTGGGATCGTCCTTTTCTGGGCGTGGTTATAGCCAGCCTAACTACGCCACGTTCAGAGAAGGGCGATTTTCTTTTCTCTCCTTTCTTTACTACTACTGAAAGTAGCTCCAGTGGGAGATGACTAGAGAGTAGTAGTTCTTTTTCACCGGGACTTTTTCTTTTCTTTCTCTTTTGTCCTTTTCTCTTTCGTTTCTTTTTTGTTATACTTACTATGTGAAAGAAAAAAAGATTGGTGACCTTGAAGAAGAAATTGATGCAATGGGTCAGGAAAGTGAAATAAAAGCGTCTAAGTGGGTTAAAGAAAAGGGTAAGGAGTGGGACAAGGAAGCAGAAGTAGAGAAGGGGAAGGCTTTAGATGTATTAGAGGGAAAGACTAGGTATAAATTTGCCGACTATAAAAGATTTTTAGGAGAAGAATTGATGAGGCGGGGCTGGGAGGAGTTTTACCCCAAGGACTGGATGTTCCACTCGACTATTACAGATAAGGGTATCGTCTATTATTTGCGTTCCCCCGACAAAAGAATGTTTGTTAGAGCTTTTGCCCCAGTTAATATTCCTGAATATGACTTTGTAGCTATCGAAAAGATCCTGGAAAGTGCCTGGGAGTGTATAAATAACTGGGAAGAGGAGAAAAACAGTAGAAAAAGTAGTATAATTTTACCTAATGGAGCTACAAAACGTCTACAAAACCCAGATAATTGAACGCCTCAAGGAAGAAAGAGATACTAGAGACCAGATCCTCAAGGAAAAGGCCAGCAAAGATCTATATATTTTCAACAAACATATCCTAAAAGCTGAGGAGGGCACCGAAAAAGTGGCCCTTGCCCCCTTCCACAAGGAGTTGTGTCACTTCGTGCAGGACAATATGCACAAGAAGAAACTGATTTTAGTCCCCAGAGGCCATCTCAAGAGCACCTTGATCACAGTTGGCTACTCGGTATTTAGACTTATCCAAGATCCAACCGTCAGAATCCTCATCCAAAACGCTGGATACCAGACTGCGGCCGATTTCGTTAGGGCAATTAAGCGTCATCTTCAATTTAACGAGGATTTGATAAGAATATTCGGCGCTTTGGCCGAAGATCCAGAGGAGTGGAGCGAAAACCGCATTACTTTAAAGACGGCCAAGAGTTCTGAGAAGGGGAAAGAGCCCAATATAACTGGTTGGGGAGTAGAAACCACTAAAACAGGCCAACACTATGACCTGATTATTCACGACGACCTTGTTGAAAGGGAAAATATTGGAACTCGGGAGCAAATTGAGAAAGTTATCCTTCGTTACAAGGATTCGCTTGACCTTTTAGACCCAGGTGGGCAGATGTTGGTTATTGGTACCCGCTGGACAGATGGAGACCTGTATTCTTGGATAATGGACCCTGAAAACCACGTTATCTCCTCCTATGAAGTGATGATAAGAAAAGCACTTGAGTGGGAAGGGGATCTGGCTACTGCCTTGAAGAGCGGGGAGGGGATAAAATCCAATCTTTGGCCAGAGAAATTCGATAATAAAGAGCTTTGGACCCGATATAGAGAAAAAGGCCCCTATGAATTTTCCACCCAATACCTAAATGACCCTGTACCGCCCGAGGATGCTACCTTTAAACGGGAATGGTTCCATTACTACGACCCTACTGACGTGACTGGTAAACTGTTCCACAACTATATAACCGTCGATCCAGCTATTTCTATGGAAAGGGATGCTGATTTTACGGCGATGGCTGTTACTTCAATAGACCAATATGGTAATATATTCATAAGGGAAATGGTTCGGGCCAAACTATCCCCTAGACAGATAATCGACCAGTTATTTCGGTTGACGGAAAAATGGCACCCCAACCGAATTGGCGTTGAAGATGTTGCGTACCAAAAAGCTCTAGCCTATTCTATAAGAGAGGAGGCGGCTAAAAGAGGGCGTTACCTGCCGATACAAGAAGTGCGGCCAGGCGGAAGAACGAAAGATCAACGCATTCAGGCTTTGCAACCCCTTTATGCGGCGGGCAAGGTTTTCCACTGGAAACAGATGGTGAACAATCAGTATCTTGAGGATGAACTACTACGGTTTCCAAGGGGACAACATGATGACACTATTGACGCCCTCTCTTATTCGCTAGCTCTTTTTGCTAGGCCAAGGGAAAAAAGAGAGTATTTTGCTAATAGATACTTATATTAATTATGCCAAAAGACAAAACAGAACCGGCAATACGTGCAGTTTATAACCCAAAGGGAAAAGAGGCCGATGCCCGCAAGTGGGTCTATGACCGTTTCTTGGCAATGAAAGATTCGCCAGATCGAAAGGAAGCGGAGAAGAATTGGGACCGGTGGGAAAAACAATGGGAGGCGATGCGGAAAGATAAGGAAAGAAGAGACGAATGGCAAAGTAACCACTTCGTACCGTTAACAACTGCTATCGTCGAAACGGCGTTAGCGGAAATAGTCGATCAAACTCCTCAACCTTTAATTTTACCCAGAAGTTCAGAAGACGCACCTCGAGCAACCGTAATGAGCCACATATTTAAATATACCTGGGATGTAGCCGATGGCGACTCTGAACTCTACAACGTGATGAAAGATGCCCTTATCTTCGGGACTGGGATTGCCCAAGAGTTTTACTTAAAAGATCGAAGACTTATCCGGAATCTAAAGATTGGGAAAGATAACAAAGAAGAGTATGTTGAAGAAGAAACTTTCGATTTCGATGATTGCTATATGGAAGTAGTTAAACTCCAGGATTTCTACGTCGATGAGAAAGCCCGAGGGTTCAGCGGTCCTTACGCTGCTAGAGATTGTATCCGCCGCTACATTATGAATATTGAAGATTTCCGTCTCTTCTTTACTGGTGACGTATGGGATCCCCTTGGAAACGCTAGTAAAGTACGCCCTGGTGGTGATACTAACTACTACGAGTTTTACCAACCTCCCCAAGGGATAGACCAAAGTAAGGACGTTGAAGTTTTGTGGTACTGGTCGAAAAAACCAGAGGATGATTTAATTATTGTTGCCAACGATGTAGTGGTGAGGATGGGCCCGAATATCTACCGTCACAAACAACTTCCTTTTGCCAGGGCCCTTGATGTTAAACGCACCCACAGATTCTACGGAAAGGGTGAAGCAGAGATGCTTGAGTCAACCCAGGATGAACTAAATACCCTTAGAAGAATGGTGATTGATAGAAACCACTTAGATATTGATAAGATGTTTTTGGTTTCTAATAATCTAGGTTTGAACGATGAGGATTTAATAGCCAGACCACACGGACTGATTCCTACTGATGATGTTAATGCGGCTAAGCCAGTGGAGTATGGGGACATTCCAAGAAGTGTGGAGATGAGTATAAAGATGCTGGC